TACGAAGGAGTTCCGTCAAAAGCGAACCTGATTTACAATCCGGCCTTCCTTCGCAACGATGAGGAGAGAAGACGAGCATATCTTGAAAGCCTTAAGAAGGGCGAGACGAAGATTAATGCCGGGGTGCTTCAGCCGCATGAAATCGTAGCGTCGTACTTTAATAAGAGTTACTGGAGAGGGAACATCCGCGATTACGACGAAACGTTGGAACAGCTTTGGAAGAATCTTCCGAACAAAACTGTTGATAACATCCTTGTAGTCAGAGATGGATCCGGCTCAATGCTGTCTACGATAAGTGGTGGAACGACATGTCTTGACGTTGCTACGGCGTTGGCAATTTACATGTCGGAACGCAACACCGGAGAATGGAAAGATAAGTTCATTACATTCTCATCAAACCCGGAAGTGGTTAATCTCTCAAAGTGCAAGACACTGAGAGATAAGATTGAGTATTGTTCAACGTTCGATGACTGGTCAAACACCAATCTGTACGCAACGATGATGCTTATCCTCGACGCAGCGGTTAAGAACCATGTTCCGCAAGAAGAGATGCCAAGCCTCGTGGCTGTGCTCAGTGATTTGCAATTCGATGGTCGCAGATTTAATCTGAATAAGACGTTGTTCGAAGACATCATTGATGAATTCCATCAGTGTGGTTACAAGATACCGAGGCTTTGCTTCTGGAATATCAATGACCGTGGCGAGAAGACAGTTCCGCTTCAGCAGAATGAAATGGGATTGATCCTTTGTTCCGGCTTTTCGGTTCAGATTATGAACATGTTTCTTAGTAACAAGCTTGATCCATACGAAGTGCTTATGGAACAAGTTAATTCGCCGAGGTACGATGCGGTCGCTGAGGCTATAAAAGCGTAACTATCAATCTACGGCGCACACAGCAATATTAACCCACAAGACTTGAAATCTTTTTTGGTATTGCGCCGTGTTTAAGGGTGATACTGGGGGATAGGGTAAATGGAGAATTCGCTCGGCTCTAACCCGAGAGATGCGGGATCGTACCCCGCTCCCCTAGCCACGCACCCACAATAATTAAGGAGCTTATATGAAGTTTTTGATAGGAACATTCATATTAATTTGGCTTTCAGTTTTGATAGTTTTTTGCTATTCGGCGTTAGTTGTCGCCGGGAAAGCAGATCGAATGGAAGATGATCTGTTCGATCAGTATCTGAGAGAAATTTCAGATGATAAAGATTTAAATATATAAACCACAAAAAGGAGAGTGGTAATTATGAACAGGAGAGTGAAGAAATTTGGAAAGTATTACAAAACAAGAGATAACCCGGATGGTTAATGAACTGTCCGAAGAGATTAAAGAAGTTAGGAAGACAGTGATGACACGCAACACTTACGACAGAGTCTACGAAAAAGCGCTGTAGAAATACGACGAACTTGCTATTCGATTAGACCAGATGCGTAGAGTGTTAGCTTTATTTGAGGAGTAATCATGGGGAAAGAAAACGAGCTGTTTGATGATGAGCGGTTTGTATTAACTCCGAACTATATTTTGTACGATATCCTTTCGTCAATGTTTGATGTCGGCGAGTGGGATTCAACCAGATGGGAAGTCATATACGAACTTTTCATGAAGAGACTTGAGAAGGCTGGATATATAGGAAAGGCCGAGGAGAAAACAGATGATTAATATGATCAGTAACGTCGAAGTCTACGGACTTCAAGAATCGTTTAGACGAAGTAAATTCCCGATGGCTGCTTCGCCCGATGACGTGGATGATAGCTACAAATTATTCCATCAGAAGCTTGGGGCGTCACGGATCGGATCCGGCGATGACAATTGGCTGATGGGGATCGTGGTGCAGTTTGATCTGACTTGTACGATTAAGATGTGGACAGAAGCTGAGAGGTATCACTTCCTTGACATCATATCTTCGCAGTCCACGATGCATAAGATTTCGAAGATGGAGATCGCTGATAACTGCATTGAGTACGTTTCTCCGGTAATCATCCAAGAGGTGGAGAGACTCAAGGATGAGTACAATGAGAACAAAAATCCGGAGAACTTCCTGAAGCTTGTATACAGCGTTCCTGTCGGATTCAAACTGACAGCCGGAATGACGACAAATTACAGACAGCTAAAAACTATTTACCATCAGCGTAAGAATCACCGTTTGCCGGAGTGGCGCGAGTTCTGCGCATGGGTCGAGACGCTTCCGATGTTCAAGGAACTTGTCTTGGGAGAGGGGCAGCATGAATGAAATGTACGAAAGCGTTGACAAGATGGTCAGCCACCCAGGTCATTACCAGGGTAAAAACGGGATTGAGTGCATCGACTGTATTGAGGCAGCTGTGGAAGACCTTACTGGCATTGAAGCTGTTGATACGGCGAATGCTATTAAGTATATCTTCCGTTGGAAGAAAAAGAATGGGCGACAAGATGTCGAGAAGGCAATATGGTACCTATCGCATCTACTCTCACACCTCAAGCATGAAGAGAACGAAGCACTCGCCTACACGGAATGAGGAGTGAATATGAGTTTAAAGATATATCTTGCCGGACGAGTTGCGGGACTTGAGGATGAAGGACGTGGATGGAGAGAGGACGTCGTTAAGCAGCTTCAATTTATCGCTGATTGTAACGGTAAGAAAATTGAGATTTTTGACCCGACAAAGTATTTCAGCTATGCTGATAAGCGACATAGGACTGTAAAACAGATTAAGTCATACTACATGGATCGGCTTAGTAAATGTGATTTAGTGCTTCTAAATTGCAATGGCACGAAGTTTAGTATAGGCACAGCTCAAGAAATACAGTTCGCTGTTGACCATGGGATCCCGGTTGTAGGTTTCGGCACGGAAGATACCTATAACTGGATCGTAGATGTTGACTGTCAAGTTGTTTTCGAAAGCATGGCTGTGGCTACTGATTATATTCGGGACTTTTACTTGTGAGGTGACTATGGGGAAGTTAATGATAAGCATCTCCAGCCCGGAAGTTGCCCTTAAGATTTGCCGGATTTGTAATGATTTCAGATTCGAAATTGATGCTGTTAATGGGCGGTATGCTATTGATGCGAAATCCGCCCTGGGTATGCAAGGGCTGGTTGGTGCTGATGTAGAAATTAGACCAGTACATAAAGATGTTGACTATGAGCCGTTGTTTAATCGGCTTGTCGAGATAGGAGGAAGGCTTGAAGAAGATTTCAAGGAAGAACAAGGAGTTTAAGATTATTCCGGATAACAAGACGGTGATCTGCGAGATGAACAAGAAAAGCATCTTTGATGAAACATTCGGAGGAATTCCGGATGACATTGAAGATATTATCGAATCTGCTCTCAGGATACTTTATTACAACGACTGGATTGATTGGGGTTCCGATAAGTTAGGAACAATCACCGCTAAGGCTACTTGTGATGAGCACGATGAATATGATGAAGAAAAAGGTATGGCAGTTGCAGCGAGTAAGGCTATTAAGAAGCAGCATCTTCAGCTTGCAAGAAAATATGACCGTGCACATATGATCCTTATGGAAGCAGCGAATGTTGTGAGAGATAAGTGCATGGAACACATGAAGAAGGCTCAGGCGGTTGATGACGATCTTGTTAATTACTATGGGAGGAGTAAAGAGTGATTACATTATATTCGACCAACTGCGCCAAATGTAAAATTTTAAAAAAGAAACTTGATGGTAAAGGGATTGAATACTCAGAAAATGGCGATGTAGATAAGATGATCTCCCTTGGTTTTACTGAAGTCCCGGTGCTTGAAGTAGAAAACGAAAGATACGGTTTCGCCGATGCTGTCAAGTGGGTGGACAGTTATGGAGAGTGATTTATGGAGATACAGCTGAAGCTCTCAAAGGATTTCGAGCGTTGCCTTGAAGAGTTAAAGAAGAAATATGGGGAAGACTTTGAGTACATTAATGGTCTTCATTCCAGTCAGTTAGACTTCAGTGAGTTCATTGATAATTTCGTTGGTCATGATACACTGGCCGACGCATCAATTGATCCCAACGCTAACGCTAATCACAAAGATATAAGAAGTTTTATGACCGAAAAGGCTAAGAGTGAAGATAAGCTTTTCGGTCTTAATAAGATATTCACAACGATAAAGAAACAGTGGGGTCTTAGAACAGCGAAGCAGTGGCTTGAACAAGAGTTTAGCCGAGGGTTTTATCTTAATGACAGCACAACGGCTTCGTATTTCCCATACTGTTGGGCAAATGATTTTACAAGATTGGCAACCGAAGGACTGTTTTTCTTAAATCGTGAATATGAATATGTTGATCATGATACTGGGGAAACAGTCAAAAAGAAGATGGTTACTTATAACAACCAAGCACCGAAACATTTGACGACATATTTAGATGATGTAATTGAATTTGTTTCGTTCTTAAGTAACCGACAGTCTGGAGCAGTTGGAATGCCAAACATCCTTATATGGGCATGGTATTTCTGGAAGAAAGACGTTGAAGATGGCTATTACATGAAAGACCCTGAGTATTATCTTAGGCAGCAGTTCCAAAAAATTGTGTACCGTCTTAATCAACCGTTTCTTAGGATTGACCAGTCTGCGTTTACGAACGTATCAATCTTTGACAGACCGTATCTCGAATCGCTTTTTGGTGGTGTAGAGTTTCCGGACGGAACGCTTGCGATTGATCACATCGAAGATTTGCTTGAATGTCAGAAGGTATTCATGGAAGTGGTCAGCCAGGTCAGAGAAGAGAATATGTTTACCTATCCGGTACTTACGTATTCGTTGCTCTTTGTAAATGGGAAGTTTGTTGATGAGCCGTTCGCCAGATGGTGTAGTAACCATAACATGAAGTGGTCTGACAGCAACTTCTTCGTAAGCGACAACGTTGGAGTGCTTTCAAACTGTTGCAGACTTCTTTCTGATACAAGTAAACTCGATGCGTTTATCAATTCGATTGGTGGGACTGCTCTTTCGGTCGGATCTTGCCGAGTTAGCACAATTAACCTTGTAAGAATTGCTTACGAGAGTGAATTCGATCAGAAGAAATATCTTCAGATTCTGAAGAAAAGAGTGCTGCTTGATTGCAAGGCGCTTTATTCAATGAGACACATTATTAAGCGTAACATTGAGAAAGGTCTTCTTCCGAATTACCAAGACGGTGCAGTTGAGCTGGACAAGCAGTTCTGTACAATTGGTGGAATCGGCATGTACGAAGTTATGGATCTCTTTGGATTGATTAACACTGATGAGGTTGGGTGCAAGAGTTATTCCGATGAAGCTGTTGAATTTACCACAAAGATTCTCGATGCGATGAACGAAGTTAAAGATAATTTTGAATGCGACTTCACATACAACATCGAAATGATCCCTGCTGAGAACTGCGCTGGAGTTATTTGTCAAGCCGACAATCTTCTGTACGAGCAAAACAAATACTTCATCTACTCAAATCAGTGGATACCGCTGATGGAGAAATGCACTATCCAAGAGAAGTGTCGACTCGGTTCGCTGTTCGATAAGAAATGCGGTGGTGGATGTATCGCACATATCGACATCGAGAACCGTTTCCCGAACGAAGAAACTGCATGGGATATGCTGAACTATGTGGCATCACAAGGAGTCATCTACTTTGCATTTACTACAAAAATCAGCGTTTGCGAGGACAAACACGCATTCATTAGTGAGCCGTATTGCCCGGTTTGTGGCAAGCCAATTGCAGATACATATGCCAGAGTAGTTGGGTTCTATACACCGACAAGCAGCTACCAGAAAATCCGTAAGCGTGAATTTGATAAACGCAGATGGATGAACGTTCTTTCAAACGACGGGATAATGCAATGATTATTAAGGGATTATTGGATGAGGACTTTGTTAACTACAGAGTCCCATCCATGTTTATAAGTACAGCTCGATGTAATTTCAAATGCGACAAAGAGTGCGGCGGGAACGTATGCCAAAACAGTTCGCTTGCCAAACAGGCTGAATTGTCAATTGACGATGACTTGATTGTTGAACGGTATCTAAACAACCCAATAACGAACGCTGTTATCTTTAGTGGCTTAGAGCCTTTTGACCAATTCGCCGAGATGTATAAATTGATTGGTAAATTCCGTGACCATACAGATGATGACATCGTGATATACACCGGATACGTGGAAGAAGAAATCCCAGCTTATATATTCTTGCTGAAGAATTTTACAAATATCATAGTCAAATTTGGGCGATACATTCCGGGACAAAAAAAGCATTACGATGATGTTCTTGGTATTAAGCTTGCTTCGGACAATCAGTACGGGGTGAGAATATCATGATTATTGCCGGAAAATATTGCGAGGATTGTGCGCACTGTACAGTCCTCGAAGAACAAAAGCCGCTGAAAATTTATTGTAACGAGAAGGATAAATACTACTTCTGGGGTCAATGTATCCCATGCGAAGTCAAGATTAAAAAAGAGGTTAATGATGGAGAAGATTAAGATTAAATACGTAGACCCGACGATGCCGAAGCTTGAGTACATCGATGGTGAGAAGAGTGAATGGATTGATTTAAGATCCGCTGAGACGGTAACAATGGAGCCAGGTGAGTTTAGAATCATTTCACTCGGAGTGGCGATGGAGTTACCCGAAGGGTATGAGGGGCACGTTGCTCCAAGGAGTTCTACGTTCAAGAAATTCGGAGTTATTATGGCGAATAGTCTCGGCGTCATCGATAACAGTTTCCGGGGTGACAAGGACATTTGGGGCTTCCCAGCAATCGCTCTCCGTCCAACAACTATTTACCGTGGTGATCGTATCTGTCAATTCCGCATCGTAAAGAAACAGCCACAAGTTGAGTTCGAAGAAGTTGAGTCCCTCGGTAATGATAACCGTGGAGGATTCGGAAGTACTGGTGTGAGATGAATTGGTGTTTTAAAACATGCCCAGTATGTGGGGAAGATATGGATTACATTGAAGAGGCTCACGGCGAACTCAGTGAATTCGGGTACACGCCTCATGAGCCTGGATATTGGGAGTGCGCTTTTTGCGGTGAGATAGCATACAACGACGAGGAAGATGAGGATTTTTTATGAAGTTAATGCATATTAGTAACATTGATAAGTTTTTTGAGATGATTGATGGCTGTGAGGGCAAGGTTGAGCTTGTTGGCGATGATATTAGACTGAACCTTAAGAGTAAAATTGCTCAAATCGTGGGGCTTGCGAATATCTTTGCTGCCGGACACGAAATTCCTGAGCTTGAGATTGTGGCTTATAACCAGAACGATGTTAATCGGATTATTCAGTACATGGTTAACGGGGGGATTTGAGTGAAAAGAGCCGATGAAATTAGCGCATCGTGTAATCTCTTCCTTAATGTTACAGAAGGAGAGAGCGTCGAGCGCATTGCTTGGATTTTACAAGACATTTCAATGACTTTGGCGAGAATTTTAGATGTTATGGAGGGGAATGACGATGACGAAAGTGGAGAATGAAGCTGGTGTATTTTTCGCGAGGAAAGGACATTATAACGGCGGGAATTATACCTTTACCCACCGTGATCCGAAGACTGGCGAAC